ACAAACGCCTGCACCACCACATCAAATGGAACAACACCACACCAAAAATAATTAACCAACAACACCGCAAGCAAAGATGATTCAAAGACCCTGCCTAAACTGTCGCAGGCTGACAAGCAACGCCACCCGATGCACCAACTGCCAAACACTCTGGAACAAACAACACCCTAAACCTGACAGACCGCACTACAAAGGCGACTACAAAAGAAGAGCGAAACAAATAAGAGAAACAGCCGTTGCTTGCTGGATATGTGGCGAAGCAAAGAAACCTAACGACCCATTCACAGCCGATCACCTAATCCCTGCTGACCCCAACAGCCCACTGGCAGCAGCCCACCGATCTTGCAATTCACGCAGACAAAACAAACCAATAACATCAAACTAAATCAAAACAAAAGCGGTTTTTTCTACACGCAAACGGTTACTACCCCTGTGCCCCCTACCTGCACAAACTGTCAGCAAAACTAGTTTTTATTTTTGCCATAAGTTGAGTTTATCTTGGTTGGTGTGTATATAATTGTTTTATCAACAAAAGTTGATAGTTCAAGAGGAGGACTTAGAAAATGGAAATTACACACAAGAATCAGACTTACAAAATTGTTCAGATCAAAACAGCGCCTGACAATTTTAGAACTCAACTTGGTTGGACACACTTTGCGGAAGTTAAACGACCAAATGGCAAGAAGTCTTATTGGGCAAATATCTATATCGTTGATGGTGTAATCGTTCAGTCAAAAGTGATCAACTGATGCAAACAGTAAAAAAAACAATCAACAAAATTCAGGCTGGTGATGTAGTGGGTATCACGTTTAACTGGCTGAACTACACAGATCAATTTTGTGAGCAACTAGTCACAGTTCTTGAAGTAGAAAAGACAAACCTAATCAATGATGAAGGCACTGCTTGCAGAGGTTTCTTTTATAAGGTCACTTGCTCTGATGGCAATACCTACAAAATAACCAGTGGCAAAACAGAATTTTTTATTTTTAACCAATAATCAAAGTTCAAGAGGAGGACAAGATGAAAAATAAATACGCAGGTCAGTGTGCCTACTGTAATCAAGAGGTTTCTAAAGGCGAAGGCTTTTATGAAATGGGGCGCACGGTATGTTCAGAGACAGTTCAAGTTCGTGATCCGCTTACGATAAAAGAAGTTTTGTGTTGCGAACGCACAAGTGTTGAGTGGCAGGCGCATTTCAGTTCTGATTCTTACAAGGCTGCGGTGCTTGCTGAGCGTGAAGTATTTCGCAAACGCCAGATGGAATTTCGTGACAAAAAGAAATCAGAAAAGAAAGATTTGCGTGATGCTGGCAAGTGTGATCGTTGTGGTGGTGCTGGTCACGCTGATGTGTGGGCAGCGACTGGTTCGGTTTGTTACAAGTGCAACGGCACAGGCAAAGCACAATGAAACTTCGCTAGCAGCATAATCTTGTGCCATACTAAGTAAATGGGTGGCAAAGGTTCAGGCGGTTCAAACCGTAAACCTGTTGAGCGTAAACAGCGCATTGGTAATCCTTCAGGGCGCAAACTGCCTGAAGTTGTGAGGCTGGCTGAGATCACAACACTTGCTTCATCGCATATCCCTGAACCATTTAGACCGTTGGGGGTTCAAGGTTTGAACTTGTGGAATCAGGTTTGGCAGTCTGGTGCGAGTTGGCTTAAACAAAATATGGATACTGAACTCGTTTTGATGTTGTGCGAAGCAACAGAGGAAAGAACACGGTTAAGGGTTATGTTGCAGAATGATCAGACTTTGTGGCGTGAACGGCGTGCGTTGCGTGAAGTAGATCGGCAAATCATTACACTATTGGGTCAAGTGGGGTTCAGCCCATCGGAGCGAGGATTGTTAGGAACAGGTGAAACAACGAAGCACGAGTTCAGCGACTTACATAAACGGATTGCCGAAAAGCGTTCAACCAGCAGATAAATGGAAACCTGCCTTTTATACGGCACGCAAAAATGTTTCAACTGATGGCGATGAAATAATTGATTTCGCTGAAAACTATTTTAATGTTCTCAAAGGTTTCAGATCAGGTGAGCCGTTGCAGTTCACTAACTGGCAGAAATGGTTGTTGCGTTCGCTTTATGAGCGTGACGATGTTACAGGGCGTTTGCGTTATCGCCGTGCGCTAATCGGTTTGCCTCGCAAGCAGGGCAAGTCTTTGATGTTGTCTGCGGTTGGTGTTTACGGAATGATTGCAGGCGAATCAGGTTCAGAAGTTTACGCAGTAGCAAACGACAGGCAGCAAGCACGAATCATTTTCAACGAAGCAAAACAACAGATTGTTAATAGTCCTTTGCTTAATGCTGAATCAAAAATTTATCGTGATGCTATTGAGATGCCACGCTTCGGTTCTGTGTTTCGTGTTCTGTCATCAGACTTCAAAGGTCAGGCGGGATTGAATCCATCACTCGTTTTATTTGATGAACTCTGGGGACAGTCAAGCCACGACCTTTATGATCAAATGACTTTAGGCTCAGGTGCACGAATAGAACCATTAACAATCAGTATCACCACTGCTGGCTACGATTTAGATTCACTCGCAGGCAAGTTATACCAATACGGCAAACAAGTTTCTTCAAACGAAGTTGATGATGACAGTTTCGGGTTTTGGTGGTGGGAAGCACCAACAGATTGCGCCATTGATGACCGCAAAGCGTGGCGCATAGCAAACCCTAACCTTGCAGAAAAACTTCTTGACCCCGATGATCTTGCTGTTGCTGTTAAACAAACTTCCGAGATGGGAATGAGACGCTGGCGACTCAATCAGTGGGTAAGGTCGCAAGAATCGTGGCTGCCTGTAGGCGGTTGGGAACAATGCGTATCCGATCTTGATCTAAACACGACTGAACCTGTCTGGATTGGGATTGATATGGCATTAAAGCACGACAGTATCGGGGTGGTTATCGCTCAACCACAAGGCGAAAAAGTTGTTGTTCGTGCAAAGATTTGGCAACCAAGTTTAGAAGGCGTTGATGTTGCTGATGTTGAAAAGTATTTGCGTGAACTTCATCAGACTTATCAGGTGCAAGAGTTCGCTTATGACCCTGCATACTTTCAAAGAAGTGCTGAAGTGTTAAGCGATGACGGTTTGCCAATGGTTGAGTTTGGTCAATCTGCTGCACGAATGATACCTGCGTGCGGTAACGCCTACGAAATGATTGTGAACAACAAAGTTGCGCACGATGGCTCACCAACATTCACAGATCAAGTCTTGTCAGCAGCGCAACGCATGACTGATACAGGCTGGCGACTAAGTAAAGGCAAATCAAGGCGCAAGATAGATGCTTGTATTGCTATGGTTATGGCGTTAGATCGTGCAACAACTAGAGCGACAGCAGTTATACAGCCTTCAGTATTGGACATTTGGAAATGATGAACAAACAAAACATAACTACAGCGATGGAAATTGTTGGTGCGATTCTTGTTGTCGGTGGCATCGCAACATTTAGTGTTCCGATTAGTGTTATTGTTTCAGGAATAATTTTGATTGTCGCTGGAGGCTTTACAGTATGAGTTTGTTTCGGAAGTCTGAACAGCGTGCGTTGCCAACTTCTATAGACCCATATCAAATATCTGCACGACCTTATTACCCGAACTATACAGGTGAGATCGTAACTGAACTCACAGCGTTGGCACATAGTGCAGTTATTTCTGCTGTAACTATTCTTGCTGATTCTATTGCTGCGATGCCTCTAGAACTTACTCGCACTCGTGGTGGTCGCATTGAGAAACTTCCAACACCGTCAGTTCTGCAACGCCCGAATGATCGGCAAAATATGTTTGAGTTTGTTCATCAGACAATGGCAACTCTTGCCTTGCACGGCAACGCATACATTTATGCACCGCAGGGTTCAAATGGTTTGCCTTTAGAGATGCGAAACATTCACCCGAAAGCGATCAACAAAATTGTTGAGACTGACACAGGCGAAATGGTTTACGAGTTAGGGAAACAACAGTATTCAAGCAAAGACATTCGTGCGATTCACTGGCTGATTTTGCCGAATCAGGTGCGTGGTGTTTCACCGATTGACACAATGAGAAACACAGTCGGTATGGGTTTAGCGATGGATAGATTCCTCGCACAGTTCTATGGTGAAGGTGCAACACCATCATCGGTTTTAGAAACTGATGGCGCACTAACACCTGATCAAGCAAGACAAATAAGAGATTCGTGGGAGGAATCACACTACAAACATCGTAAGCCAGCAGTTTTGCAAGGCGGTTTGAAATGGCGACCGATAACAACTAGTGCTGCTGATATGCAAATGCTTGAACATAAGGAATCTATTATTCGTGATATCGCTCGTGTGTATCGGATACCGTTGCATTTAATTATTGGTACAGGTGGCGACTCGCAGACATATCAAAATCTTGAAGCAGTAGGTTCAGCGTTCTATCAATACACTTTGCTCGGTTGGGTTCGTAGATTAGAAACAGCGTTCAGCGAAATGTTGCCACTAACACAGCAGGTTCGTTTCAATGCTTCAGAGTTCTTGCGAGCAGACTTGATGACTCGTGTTAAGGCTCAGCAGTTGCAGATTCTTTCAGGCACGATGACACCGAACGAAGCACGAGAGATTGAAAACCGTGAACCTTATGAAGGTGGCAACGAGTTTGTTGCGCCTTCAATCACACCGAACATCGGCACTGACGCATTACCACCTGAAAAGTAGGAAACATTTATGATTTCAAAATCAGTAACAGTAACAACTTCAGCAACACTACTTATCGCAGCAGATAATCAACCTCGTACTTGTTACTTTCACTCAACAAGTGGCAGCACATATTTGGGCAATAGTGCAGTGACTACATCTGATGGTTTGCATTTACCAAACAATCAAACGATCACAATTATTGTTCCATTTGGTGAAAGTTTGTATGGTGTGGCAAATACTGGTACAACTAATGTTCGTGTTTTAACACCTGACTTGGATTGATATGCCTTACGAAGTAATTATGAACGCCGAAAATTGTGACGGACACGCCGTAGTAAAAGTTGGTTCAACAATCCCTGTTGATGGTGGCTGTCACGCAACACATGAAGAAGCATTAGATCAGATGACAGCATTAAATATCGCTACGGCTGATGAACGCTCGCAAAGAAATGAAGAGATGGTTGCTGCGATTGATGAGGCGATTAATCTTTTGTTACAAGCAAAGATGACTTACGAAGCCGAAGAAGAAGATGAAGATGAGCCGATGGATTTAAGCGAGATGGAAGATGACGAAGAATATAGGGCAGTAAATCTTGTTGCTCCAGCATTTATGCGAGCGAGTGCGAAGCGTGGGCTTGTCTTACACGGTGAAGGTGAATCGGGCGATGGGCTTGTGTCTGCAACTGTTGCCGATGCACGCCGTATGGCTAACGGTGAACCATTAAGCGAAAACAAATGGCGCAAAATATCGCCGTGGATTGCTCGCCATATTGTTGATCTTGATGCTGTGCAAGGTTCAGAAATTACTGCTGGACTTGTAGCGATGTTGTTGTGGGGTGGCGGTGCAAGTAAAGCGAGCGCACGAAGGGCACAAGCATACGCTGAAAGAATTGTGAGCCAGTTAGAGAATGAAACTCGTGCGCCTGCACCTAAAAAAGATCAAATCAAAGGTAGCGAAAAAAATCCTGAAGGTTCAGCGCAAGGCAAAACAGGTGGCATCGTTCTTAACGAAGCAACCAATAAAGCGTTACAAAACAAAGTGCAAGAACATAATGACAAGATGAAAGAACGCAACCGACCTGACTGGACTCGCACAACTCTTGGCGCTTTGAAATCTGTGTATCGGCGTGGTGCAGGTGCGTTCTCAACATCGCACCGACCAAATGTAGGCAGGGCACAGTGGGCGATGGCAAGAGTAAACGCATTTCTATTTCTGTGTAGAACAGGTGCACCAGCAAACCCAAAATATGTAACCGATAATGATCTGTTGAAACCTTCGCACCCGAAGTATTCAAGCAGTAGCAAAGATAACTAAAATAAACTATTGTGAGGTAACTATGACTGAAACATTTAATTGGATTGCTAAACCGATTGACGAGAAAAGAACTATCGCATACAGCAATCTTGAGATGCGTGCCGAAGGCGATGGCAATACTTTGGTTGGTTACGCATCAGTTTTTGATTCACCTTCTGAGCCGATGCCATTTGTTGAATATGTGAGGCGTGGTGCGTTTAGTAAAACTATTAACGATGGCGCAGATGTTCGCCTGCTAGTTGATCATGAAGGCGTACCGTTGGCAAGAACCAAATCTGGCACACTTGTTTTAGAAGAAGATGAGCGTGGCTTGCGAGTTGAGGCAGACTTAGACCCAAGCAACCCTGATGCTGCAAAAATTATTTCTGCGATGAAACGTGGCGACCTTTCACAAATGAGTTTCGCTTTTCGCACGATCAAAGATTCATACAATGCTGATCGTTCTGTTCGTGAACTTAAAGAAGTTCAACTATTTGATGTCAGTGTTGTTACCTTTCCTGCTTATGAAGAAACTGTTGCCGAGTTGCGTTCAAGAAATGAATCTGTTACTATCGCACCGACTTCACTATTGCGTTTGCGAAAATCGCAGATAGCGGTAGAGAAGTTACGCAGCCGTTAAGCAGCCGACCCGATTGGGTCACTACCTCTAACACTCGGACAATAAATAAACCGATTGACCATAGGAGGTCATATGTCATTTAGTAAATCACTTATTGAAAAGCGTGATGCTGCACTTGCAAAAGCAGAAGCAGTTGTTGTCGCAGCACAAACAGAAGTCCGAGAACTCACAGTTGAAGAAGATGCAGATATCACTGCAACTCTTGCTGAGGTTCGTTCACTTGATGAGCAAATTGAAAAGCACTCTGAACTTGAAAAGCGTTCAGCAGAAGCAGCAGAACTTCGCAAAGAAAAGAAGTTTGATGTTGCTGTTGGTGGAACAGTCGTAAAGTCTGAGGCACGCACATACTCGCCACAAGCAGAATCATCTTTCTTGAAAGATGCTTACGCAGCACAGTTCAACAATGACTTCTCGGCACAACAGCGCCTTGCTCGCCATATGAACGAAGAAAAGATTGAACGCCGTGATGTGACTAGCGCAAACTTTGCTGGACTTATCGTGCCACAATTCTTAACAGAGTTGGCTGCACCGTTCGCTCGTGCAGGTCGCCCATTCCTAGATCAGGCACGCAAGCATCAACTACCTGATCAAGGTTTAGTAATCAGCATCAGCAAGG